GCTCATGTTAGCAATTCCACTTCTTGAGGGCAAGTGCCTTACGAGTAGGCTCGCCATTTGGTTTCTTCATTGGACCCTTAACGCCCGACATACGAGCGCAGAAAGACTTGCGACGGTTGGCTGCCTTGCTACCCTTCTTCAGTTTTGAAGGAGGAGTGGTGACAGGAGCCTGAAGATTTCCACCGGTCTTACGATTATAGTAATCGCGCCCTTTCTGAGTCAGTCCACCGGTCGAGCTCTTATGCCCCTTGGCATCGACTGCAGCCTCATCCAGGGCGTCTTCTTCCAAAGTTTCTTCGTCAACTGACTCGGCCACGTCGTTGTAAATCTGAGATGCAACTTCAACCTTTGCAGCATCTAGGGCTGCGTTCATCTTTTCACCCATTGCTGCATTGAATGCCGACTCAGCTGCACCGGTCTTTCCGGCACGCAGAGCATCGATCATCGAAATCAGATTGTTATTCATTGAAATTATAATGTCTATTTATAGAATTCCGTTGCTCAGAATTAGGCAGAACGATCGAACTCCTGGTTTGCAGAGATGTCTTCGATTCCGCTTCCTGTATCCTGTTGTGGATTTTGTAGTGCCTGTTCGGCTGCAATCTCGGCATCTGCCTCCATCTCTTCGGCCATCTCTTCAATATCCTCGTCGGTCATCTTCAGAACGTTGCGTTTCACCCAGTTCTGGGAGAAGTATGTTCCAATGAACGGCGTGATGGCATTGAGCTGGTCGATTCTTCCTGACAGGATCTCGGCATCCTTCATCTCGCTGAAGAAGTTATCCTTGCGGAAGTCAAATCGAATGCTCTCCTTCAGCTCTGCCCAATCCTCTTCAGTGATGACGCCTTTCAGAATAAGCTGAACCCTCAACAGCTCAAAGAAAAGCGCCGAGAACTTCTTCCGAAGCTTGTTAATGAACTTCTGGAACTTGACCTCATCACGAGTGATCTCTGAGGACTTACCGAGGTTAAATCCGGTATCAGGTTCCAGACGAGAGATCGGAACATTCAGGGAGCGGTACAGCTTCTTCTGGAAGAAGATGATGTCATCAATCTGAGACAAGTTCTCGCCGCCAGGCAATGTACTGATCTCAGTGCCGCGACCGCCCTCACGACGTGGGAGCCAAAAGTCTTCCAGCATGGACATATGCTTGCGGTCGTCACGAATCTCACCGGTGACAGCATCATAGACCAGCTTGTTACGATACTGGTTCATGATATGGCGCATGTACTCCTCGGCCTTGCCCTTTGGAAGGTTGCCGACGTCGATGTAGAAAATACGGCGCTCAGGAGCACGGGAAAGACGGTAGATGACCAGTGCATCTTCCATCATGCGCAACTGATTGACCGGCTTCAGAGCCTTGTGCAGAGGTGATAGGACGCGCTTGCGAGAAGCATCCAAGATTCCGGATGGAACGTAGCAGACAGCATCCTTGTTGATCTTCAGACCAACATCTGACTTCTGCAGACCGCCGTCCTGGTACAGATAATACTCATCCAGCGTCTTGATGATCTTGGCACCAGTGGTAGAGTCGGTCTCTTCCTTGATCTCACGGACCTTGCGAATTCGAAGAGCGTCGACGGCACGCAGCTCTAAGATACCTTCATCTCGGTTTTCCTCATTGACGATGATATGAAAATACAACCTACCGTCAACGTACCAGCGACGGAAGATATCCTGTCCGTTCAGGTTGAAATTGAGAAGCTGGCAAACTCGATCGAACTCAGCCTTGATCTCCTTCTTGATAGAAGCCGGTTGTTCTAGATCGTCTAGATTGATGTCCACAGGAGCCTCATGCTCCTCATGAACGATAGATTCGTTGACGATGTCCTCGATCGCCATGTCACACTCTGGCTGTTCGGCAGAGATGCGGTATTTGCGAATCAGGTCTACATCTGTCTTTGCTGCATCGCCCTCGAGGTCCAGATACTGACCATAGTATCCACCTGCTGCGATTGCAGTAGAACCATCATCTGATGTCGGCGGAACGAATGACGCCGGTTGCTCCTCCTGATTCTTCTGACGAAGCAGGTCTCTATCCTGACCAGGTTTAACTCTGTCTAACGTGAATCCGAAGAATTGGAGAGGCATATGATATAACAGTTCAGTCTAAGAGAAAGGCGTGGGAGGAATCCGAAGACTCGCTCCCACGCCATATTTATTAGAGAAAAACGAACCTTAGTTCGTGGTATTTGATTCCCAGTAGGTGACCTGGAATTCGACACCGAATTCTTCGATCGTGTTCTCTGAGTCGTAGCTCACATCGATCGCCGAGACTGCTGAAGGCCAGCAGCCACGGAAATCGTAGCGCTTGAGAACTCCGCCCTGACGGTCGAGCTGCTCGACAGCAAGGTCTGCCATATACTGAGTCGCATTGGTTTGACCAGTATTTGCAGCGTGTGCATTGATACCGTTCATCCAGCGCTCGAAAGCATTGCGCAGCTGGAAGTCGGTGTCATTAATGATTGTCACGCCCCATGGTTCGAACGAGCGATCTCCAGCGAGCTGGAGTTGACGACCGCGGAATGGGACTGTGATTGGGGCGATGACCGATGCAGGAAGCTGTGCAGCCTTGATCAAGAATGCAGCCAGCTCAACATTTCCGGCTGCATAGCCAGGAAAGTTTGCTGTGACCTTGAACAGGTTGTTGCGTGCTCCGCCACCGACCAGCTTTGACTTGAAGTCATTGATACCTAGGTTAGCCATGATAGGGTTCTCCTTTGGTTAGTGGTTATTATTTTCCAACCAGCTCGGAGAAATCGACGCCAGTGCGAGTGGCGATGAAATTCAGAGTGATGAAGTTGATTGAACGTGCTGGCTTGATATAGATGTCAGCACGGAATTCGTTGCGGTCGATCACGTCCCCAGTGTTGTTCGTGCTATCGCAAACGACCTTGAAGTCTGTGATTCCACGGCGGCCCTGTACATCACGGAGGAATGGCTCCACCATGTTACGGAACATTGCGCGGGTGAATTCATCATTGAGTTCGAACAGCTGGAACTTAGCAGCTGTTGAGATTGCTTTCTCCAGGGCGATGAAGAGACGGCGGACATTGATACGATCGAAAGCGGATGGCTTTGCAAGCGTCGTCTTGTCTCCGTAGAGGGTGATACCCTGGCCTGGGAATGCTACAACTGGATTGACTCCAGCCTTGTACAGAGTGTCACGATCGGCTTGCTTTGGATTGAAAGCAATCTTTGTGACTCCAAGCAGTGAACCGCGGTTGAATCCGGCTGGCGAGAACCAGGCATCGGCAACGCTGTCGGTATAGGCGCAGAGACCTGCGATATGGCCGCAAGCAGGAATCCAGCGGTAAGCATCATTGTACTTGTCATAGACCATGACGGCTGTGCTGTCGGCTACGACGTACGATGAATTAAATGCTGCACCCCATGTAGCAACCTGACCAGCAGGAGCTGCAACTCCAACGGTATAATCGACCGGAGGAGAAACAAAGGCCACAACGTCCTTACGGGCATTGGCAATTGCCTTCAGCTCGGTAGCAACAGCGGATGCGCTGTCAACATCTGCAAAGAGCAGGTTAACATCAACAGTCTCGGCATCCTGGAAGAGTGCCAAGGCTGAAATGACCTGTGCAGATCCGGCAGTCGTGCCATCATGTCCGCCTGTCAGAGAATAGGACTGAACAGATGTTTCCGTATCGAATGATAGAGCAGCAGCAGAGGCTGAAGATCCGGCATTCTGGAGGATTGCGGATTGACCATCAACTGCAGCAAAGTGATCAAGCCAGTAGATGTATTTTGAACTGTGATTGATGACGTTCTTGTAGTAGTTCGTCGTTCCGTCTTCCTTCACGGCATCAGATGCCTGAGAAACGAAAGCAAACTTCTCAAGGACTGCACCCTTTGTTCCGGTCAGAAGACCGTCTTCGTCGATGACAACGATGTGCAGTTCGTCGTTAGATGAACCGTACTTTGCGGCATAGCTGCTGGTGCCAGGAGCCTTATCGAACTCTCCGGCAGATGTCCATGAGCTGAATGCTGTCGTTGACGAACAAACCTCGACCTTGATTGAATTTCCAAGTGCGCCCGGGCAACGAGCTCCGAAGGCACCCAGATTGGTGGATGCTGAGGAGTAATTGTTGTCATATGCGTCCTTATTCTTAATGAGGACACCAGAATTACCACCAGAACCTGATGTGGCATTCTTTGCGCTTGTGGTTCCACCGGAGCCATCAGCAACAGCACGAACAACCTTTAGGGCCGTGCCGTACTTCAGGAATGAAGCTGCGGTGAAGAATGATTTTGCGGTCTCTGCAGTCGGAACTCCGAATGTCGCAGCGAGTTCTTTCTCGCTTGAGACTGTACGAATTTCCTCAGCAGGACCCCAGTTGAAAGCTCCAGCATAACCACCAATGGAGGTGGAAACGGCCGGAACGACATTGGTCAGATCAATTTCGTTGACCTGGACTCCTGGTGATACTTGGAATGCCATTGGATTAGATTCTCAAAGTTGAGGTTTGATGTGAAGCATAATACGGATTATCAATGCTTCTATTTATTACTGAGGACTTCTTCAGTATACTGGTGTGGCAGCTTCATACCAGACATTTCCGTTTTTGTCGATTTCCACGCCTTCTTTCTTTGTCTCCGGCTCGAGATTTCCCATTACGCCGACCGGTGTCACATCTTCCTCGATGAGCTTTAGACGGTCTGCGTAAAGAAGGTCTCGGACGTCCATGCTAGACATCTGCACAAAGAGATCCGTTGCAGCAAACCAGCCGAATACAACCAGGGCCATCACGGTGTCATCATGATTTCCTTCAGAAGCCTCATATGACTGGCCCTCAGCAATGAATGTGCTGAGCTCTGCAATGGTATCGGCGTCAGTGATCAGTAGTTTCTTTCCCTCGATTAGATCCTTCAGGTTAGAGCATCCGATTCTCTTTGTCTTCTTTGTGGTTGTCAGACCAATGGATCCATTCGCCACAGTAGACTCCACAAACATATTCTCGTATTCCAGGTCGTAATACAGAGCATTGCAGACTACAGATCCCTGGTCGTTGTTCTCCACAACAATATAGGCGTTGTTGTAGGTCTTTGCGTACTTGTAGATCGTATCAGGAAAGATCAGAGGAGAGACCAGGGCGTCTCGAAATGTGGCTACCTGTTTGAACGGCTTTGCAGTCACGTCGATAACCGAGAACGTAGAATAATCCTGGTTTCGCCCCTTGGCCACATCCACACACATTACATAATTGTGATCGGAGATTGGTTTCTCGTAAACGCTGACGTTGTTTTGCGTATAGATCGGGGCTACCGCTTTCAGTCCTAATAGTGTTTCAGCGTTGATTAGAGTATTGCCTGTTCCGTGGAACGAATTTCCAAATTCTTGCTCGAACTGCAGTTCTGAGGTATTGGCGACCGTTTGCTTCTTCCAGTTCTCGTCACGACCTGGGACATCCCACCAGTCGACTCGGAACGGCTTAAACTCATTCACACCCTGAACAGCACCTTCCCAGATCTTATGGAACTGGTTGCCGACACCGTTGGCCGTGGAGGTAATGATGACTCGAGAGGTCTTACCCGAGCTGATGACGGGGTAAGTTGAGGTATAAAAGGTCGTGGCATTCTCCACGAAAGCAAACTCGTCCATGAACAGAAGGTTCACAGACATACCACGGATAGACGATCCGGATGTGGCAGAAGCCACGATTCGTGAGTTGTTTGAGAACTCGATAGATCCCTTGTTCAGTGCTCGGCATCCAGGTTGCAGAAAGAATGGCAGGTTCTCCAACGCCAGAGTCACGCGGGCCAGCATCTCACGAGCGGTAGCTGCCTTGTTAGCCAGGATGGCAATAGTCTTGTCAGGAGAGAAGAGCGCGAACCAGAGCAGGTAAATAACCGAGGAGATCGATTTGCCAGACTGACGGCATGCCAAGACGATCGAGAATCGACTATCGTTGAAGTGCTTGAACATCCTCTCCTGATACGGATAGGGCTCGAAGTTCACCAGGCCACGGTCCAATGATATGACCTTCACATACGTCCGAGCGAAGTAGCCCGGATCCTTCATGCACTTCAGGTACTCCGAGATCTCTTGCTCGGTGAATTTCTGCTGTACACCGTCTCGCTTAACCTGTGGATTCCCGAGATATCCCAGATCAGCGTTCTTGACGTACATCTGGTTGTTCTGCGGCTGTGACATTCTGCTCCTTCAGTTTTTCGATCAGGTGTTTCTGCAGATCAGTGGTTGATCCGAGAAAAAGGTTGTTTTGAGTCAGCGCCGGCTTCGCAGGATCCGCATCATCTTTCTTCTCGATGTCCTTCTTGGCCTTCTGCAGAGTCATCAACTTGTCGGTCATGTCCGAGGTGTTCTTCAGCATGTTGCTGAGAACCTCGAAGGCACGAGGATGCTCTGACTGCATTGCCAGATTCAGCATCTGTTCGATGGCCTCATTCGACTTTGCCACCAGATTACGATACGTCTCACGAGAGAACTCGTAGTCATCCTGGATGTCTCCCTTCTTGGGAGGAGGCGGAGGAGCTGGCATGTTTTTCTCCAGCTG